GCTCAAATCTACAATTAGCGGTTAAACTAACTGGGTTAAAGATTCGAGCGAGTGGTTCTAGTCCGGCAAGCCGGAACCAGAACCTGCCACCACGGTGGTAGGTTTCCCCACCTCGAGCTCGCAAACGCGTAACTAAAGGAAAGGCAAGCCAACACCCTCGCGTGCCAAAGGGGGAGCGAGCCAGTCGTAAGACCGGCCAACTCTCCCGTAAGGCGCGTAGGGCAGCAGCCAACCACTCCCGAAGAAATGCAAAAGCTAGCTCTCTAGAACTCAGGCGCGTTCAACAAAACGCCTCAGCTTCAGTGCCAAACAGCAAGGGGAACAATGACTATGAAGTAGAGTTCCCCTCCCTGCCACCGCCGGCCCCGACTCCTTTAGCTCTCCCGACTGGAACTTTGCCTACTAAAAGTAGGTTAATGCCGAAGGGAACGACTAAGAAGAAGGGGTCTCAGTTTAAACATGCTGATAAGTCACCCCTATTTGGGGCGATCCAGCGTGATACTGAGAACGACGGTGGCTGGGTGGGAACTCCATTCTTAGAAAGAGTTTCCCTTGCTGGTTTGGCAGCGGCAGGAGTTTCGAAGGGAGAAGCGAGTCGACATGCCATACATCTGCATGCGGTCAGTGGAAGGGCCCCCGAGATGAAGAAGCAATCAGCGCACCATCGCTCAAACTGGATCTTACGAAACGGTTCGAGGTTGGACGCGCAATTGTCCTTCATCGGGAGGGCCCTCCCACCTGCGAGCAGGTCTATGGCCGATGCTGCCTTAAAGCAGCACCGTGTTGACTTCACTTCTTCCTTCTCGACCTCTGCCGTCCACCTCTCCGGATGCAAGGCATTTGTCAGGAAGTGGGCGAAGACCATGCTAGTTAAGCCCAAGGTGATACTTGAGCCACCAGCATGGCCTTCTGGAAGCTCTTGCTTCGAGCGCTCTTCGCAAAAGGGCGGGACTTTGTCCTTTCTTTTGGAAAAGAGCTCTGAGCAGGAGCCTCCTGTCCACTTCCTTTCAGATGCCGTCTCTTGCGAGGTTGCCCAGGACATCTCCCTCCTTGGATACGCTTTACGCGAATTCAAGAAGGGGGACACACCTAGGCACCGAGTAGAGTGCATCACGGAGAGGGGGCTGAAGACGAGGGTAGTTAATGTTGGACCAGCTTGGTGTCAAGTTCTCGGCCACTCGGTCCGCAAACACCTTCTACGCGGGCTGAGGGCCACGCCAGGCGCCCACCAACCTCTTAAGGGGGTTAGTGATGAAGAGCTGGTTGGTCACTTTAATGGGGCAACCGCAGAGGTTTTAATCTCTACGGACCTCACTAGAGCAACCGACTTGCTCCCTCACGACCTCGTTAAGGCCGCGGTGGACGGACTAGAGGAGTCCGGCAAGTTGTCGCTCCTTGAAATCGATATCCTGAGGTCCCTTACGGGACCCCAGCAATTGATTTACAAGGGCTCTGACTCGCCGGTCCTCACTTCAAGGGGTATCCTCATGGGGCTTCCCACCTCGTGGTGTCTACTTTCGCTCATCCACCTTTACTGGTTGGATGTTGCGAAAGCAGCCGCCATTGAGGCTTCCGGAAGGAGGAAACCGCGGATCAGATCCAGCATTTGCGGTGACGATGCGCTCATCGCTACTACAGTAGCGGGAGCTCAAAGTTACCGTCAATGCGTGATCGATTGCGGTGGCTCTCCTTCCGAAGGGAAGCACTACGAGGATACCGGAGTAAAGTCCGTCCGGCGCGGCGTCTTCTTAGAGAAGCTCCTTGAGTGGGGTATCGAGGATGGTAAACTCTTTCTCGGAAACCGCTTTCCAGCGATTCCTGTTAAAGGGCTCACCTCTCGAAACCTCCCAAGGGACTTCTTAGAGGACAGGTTGGTGTCATGCAGGTCTTTCGGGATCCGCCAAATTTTGAGTATTGACTCATTACTGAGCCAGAACTCTTGTTTGGAGAAACCCCTTAGGGACTACATGATTAGGCGCGTGGCATGGCTCCCAGCCTACGCTGATAAGGTGCTGGGCTTGATCGGCGGGTTCCCCCTCAGCTTAGGCGGGTTCCCTCTCTCCCCCAGACCGCTCGACGTTAGTAGAGCAGTCTGGGCCCGGGATTCCGGCCGCTCGTTCTCTTTAGCGATCCAACGTGAGTTGGATCCTGCTTGGAGAATGGCGGTCGGTTTCCAAGAAGGAGGGAGGGAACTAGCCATAGCTGAGGGGGAACTTATAGATAAGCCGCTGGACTGGGACCCTGAGTCTGACCCGACTCCACCCTTGTGGGTGGACGTTGAGGAAGACAAAAGGTTTCTCAGGACAGTGTTGCCTATCTATCGCCAGGTAGTCTCCTGGTCGGCAGGGCCTTCCCGACGCACTATTCATCTCAGGGCTTCAGA